GTTTCTGTACCTGCCTGGTATGACAACCAGCATAGCGTTTCTGTGCTTGCAATAGTGTTTTATTGATGCAAGAAATTCAGTATCCACGGCGGTGGCGTTTTGTGCCCACGTGACAACATAGGTCGGCACTTTGTGCGATAGCTTCTTATCTATTTTTTCAGAATTTCCAGCAGAAACCTCTTTGTCCGGCTCAATTATTGGTTTTGGATTATAGCCAGCGGCAATTGCTCTTTTCATAACCCGTCCAACGGCACGAACAACGCTTGAATGAGTCACGCCAAGAAAATCCGCAGCGGCGCGGCTACTCCCTTGGCTTATCCACGCCTCAATACATCGCTTTTCAACTTCCGTTGGGCTTCCCAGCTTTAAAATCTTATAGTCGGGGATTATTGGATTTGACATTTCATTTCCTTTTTTTGGTTGCTGTTAGTCTAATCATTTCATCCTTAAGCCTTTGCTGAATATAGCTATGCTCTTTTTCTATTTCTGCTAATCGGTTGCTTTTTTCCATCCTTAAAATTGATAATGCTTTTTTGTGTATCGGTAGGGCGGCAGCGCTAAAAATGGCTGCGCTTGGGTTTGGTTGTTTTCCGTTTAGGTATGCCGTTATTTGCTCGGATGCACGGACCATTGTAAAAACGCCTCCCATGCAGCTTCCCATCCTAACGCTAAACAGGCAAATGCACCAGCTTGTTGGGCTGCAAGCAAGTATTCAACCTGCCCCGGTTGCCAAACGCATTTGGTATGGTCTTGGCGCTTAAGCTCACAAACAAACGTTATTGAGCCAGGGATAATGATATCACTAGAACCGGGCGTCATGCCTTCCGCCTTGTGGCGGTCGGTTTGGCGTATGTCGCGCTTACCCTCGTTTCTTGGGTGAATGGCTATTTTTCCATAGGTGTCTGGGTACTCGCGGCGCAGCTTATTAAAAAACGTCATTTGCTCAGCGCCCTCGGTTGGGCACTTTCCTCGAAACGATACGTTCCCGAATACTTTTATGTCGCTATGGAGCTTCATCTTTAGGCCTATCGTAATCGTAAACTCTATAAAATCCGGTTTCCGCATCCTTTTTATAGGTAACGGTTAGCGGGACTCGGTCGCCATAATTGGTCGATTCATTGTAAATTGCAAGGTCTTTGGCTTTTGGTCCGGAAGAATAGCCAGGCATAAGCCAAACGGAAAACTTGCGGTAAGGGGTAACAATGTCAATCCTAATCGTTTCGTTTCCCTTTGCCGATACACTGGAAAAGCTAGACATTGATATAATTTCGTCGGTCTGAATCATGGCGGCGTTTCTTTTCATTGCCTTAAATTCAATCCTTAGCTTTTCGTTAGGATCTATTATTTCACCTTTGCAATGGGAGCAATAACGCGCAGCAATGTCATTGTCGCCATCACAGTGCGGGCACGCCTTAAACGTCCAGCGGTAGTCGCATTGCCTATATTCTCCAGCAACAAGCGCTAGGCCTAAGCAGCGGCGCCCGTGGTGCGCTGGCATTGGCCCCATGTCGGTTTCGATTGGTAAACCTTCCAGATCTATAAAATACCCGTTTTTATTTATCGGGAATTTTTCAGGGTTGCGTCTTGCTGAAAACTCGTTCAGGTTACTGCATTCTGGGCACTTGGTTTCTAATATTGCTTTTTCGCTACTTATAAAACCGGCCTTTATTTTTGGGTTGAACACGTCTCCGTCTGGACAGTGGCGGTCGATGTTTTCGGCGTAGTCAAGAATCAAGCAATCCTCTTTGCCTTCTCTTATTCTTAGTCCGCGCCCAATGATTTGTTGTAACAGCGCAACAGATTCTGTTGCTCTCAATATAGCTATGACGTCAACGTGATCTGCGTCAAATCCACGGGTTAAAACGCCAACATTGACTAGGTACTTTATTTCTTGGCGCTTAAAGGACGCGATTATCTTTTTTCGCTTTGTTTTTCCTGTCAGCGCTGTAAGTATTGCGGATATCTCGGGTGGCAGACTGGCATAGACTTCCTCGGCATGTTGGACCGTGGCAGCAAAAAACATAACGCCTTTGCGGTACTTGCTTTGGTTTATAACGTCGCCAACGATTGCAGCCGTTTTTCTGCCGTGCCCGTGATATGCGCGGTCAACGTCCTCACTTTTAAATTTGCCATTGCCATTAAGCGACATAGCCAACGTGTCATAGTGGCCGGAATTTATCTCACCAATAACTGGTGGCGTCAACCATCCTTTGTCAATTAAAAAAGGAGCCTTTACAGTATAAACCCTCTTTGTGAAATAGGGATCCGCGCAGCTTGACTCGGGCATCGATTTGCCATTTTCATCAATTGCGTAGATGTAACCTGTTTTTAATCGATAGGGCGTGGCGCTAAACCCGATCACTCTTACTTGTGGGTTTAACTCCCTCACCTTTTCAATTATATGCTGGATGGTTGGCGTGATCTCGTGGCATTCGTCAACAATTACCGCAGCAATGTCACCACCAAACCGGCTGATCCTGTTTTTGACCGTGCCAGGCGTGCCGAATATAATTGGGTGGCGCATTGATACCGGACCAGCCGACGCACTAAACAAGCTGGCTGGGTTTCCTGTAAGCAAATACTTTTCATAATTTTGCTCGACAAGTTCGGCGCTTGGCTGGAGACATAAAACCCGCTTACCTTTGCTAATTTTGTGAATCTCATTAGCCAGCGCTGCAATGTTGTGGCTTTTCCCTGCGCCGGTCGCGGCTTCCGCAACACAGGCCGCAAGGGTTTTCTTTATGTGAGACATGATGGCGCTGTGCATTTGTTGTTGGTAGTCTCTTAGCCCTGCCATTTATCGCGTTCCCTTTTGTCTATTCTTTCTTCTTCAAGCTGGGCGTCATTGCAGAAATCACAAAGCCCAGATTCGCTTTCTTTTATTTCCTCATGGCAGTTATCGCATGTAAACATTAACTTAACTTCCAATAGCTAGACGGCTTGCCGCGAAACTTGTCCATATAAGCGCTGGTAAGGTTTGGTCGCAATCGCTTGACCATTTTAGCATAGCTGACAGCGCCAGCCCTTTCAACATTGGTCAACAATCGATCGCCAATAATACTAGATCGTCCGTCTGTCATTGCCACAAGCTCGGCCATTGCCTGTGTCTTTCGCTCGGTTGCCAGCGCAACCGCTTCGCTCAAATCATCAATTTCAGCAACCAATTGCAGCGCTTCTTTTTTGTTAATAGTTGGGCGCCTTGGCTCTAGGTGGATACTGTTGTCTTTTTCTTTTAAAAATCTGGCGTGAAAGGCTTTAAGGATTGGTAGGTTCTGGGTAAGCCACCAGCCATCTGAGGACGTGGTTTGAAGGTCTGTGCCGCTAGGCGTCCATTGATAAAAATCAACAAAATCCCTGCCAGCGCAAAGCATTTCAATTTGTACTTGAGCATAATAATAAGGAAGGTCTTTTATTAAATCCTTAAATTCTGGATTTTCTTTGTTGCGAATACCAAAAGGACACTTTATTTCGATCAGACCATTATCGCCAATCAAACCATCTGGAGACGCGCCAAGCCAGTCCTCATATTCAAAAAAGCCGCATTCGGTAACAGTGTTGCCAGTCTCCAATTCATAATCAAATTGCGCGGTCGCTTCGTTATGCGTGCCCCATTCGGTCGCTACGTTGCCTTGGAACTCGCGCTCGGCTCCGTGGTACTCGCGGACCATTGTTCTCATGGCATCCTCTGGAGTCTGCCAAGGATTAAGGCCAAGAATTGCGCCAGCTATCGAGCCCGTGATTCTACCTTTGCGGGCCTGAAACCATTCTTTGCTTCTTTGTGGTGCTTTTACTTCGCTCATTGTGTTTTTCCTTTTAAAAAACGCCCGGCCGAAACCGGGCAAACTATGCAAGGGGTTTTAGATCAGAAGGGAATTTCGTCGTCGAAGTTATCGGGCGCTGGTTCAGCCTTGGGCGCTGCTTTCTTCGCAGCGTTCATGCCGCTACCCGTCGCCGCTTTTTTATTACTGCGCGGAGAAACAGAGCTAACCCAATTGCCGGTCATTTCTTGGCCGTCGTCGTTTTCCATTTTCCAAAGCTGCAACATTAAGACCATTGGCTTGTTGCAAAGATTTTGAGTCAATGAAATATCGTCTGGGCGCTCGCCAGCCTTGGCAAGTTTACCGCCAGCGTTGGCGTCGATAGCTGCAAGCATTCTCTTTGCTTTGTCGGCTTTTTTAGAATCCTCAGATTCAACACGGATCTTCTGAAAAACCTTGCGGCCTTTATATTCCTCAGGACCAAGAACGGTCCATCTCGCCTTTATATACTCGTCAGGGTCCCCGTATTCGCTTGAATCCCAGCTTACTTCGTCAATTGCTGCAAGGACTTGGGTTTTGGCTGGAATTGGCTCGATATCGCCGCCACCGCCGTCAAACTCGCCGGTTGTTGTTGCGGCGCTTTCGCCGTCGGATGTATCCCAAAAGTTTTGTTCTGACATAATTTTGCTTCCTGTTTTATTGCTTGGTTGTTGGTTTTTTGGCCTGTTTAGGGGTCAGTGATGGTACAAGATCGATAAGAGGATTAACACCTTCTTCAACCTCAAGGTCTTCCGTTATTCCGTATCGGTTTTTAGATACGTTGGCGGCCGTGCTATAAGAAACCAGCACACGAGTGCCATCGCTGATTGCTTTTTTACGCTCGCCCTCGTTTCCGATTACGTGCGTTTCCAGCTTCAAGAATCCAACTAGGTCAACATCATCGACATAGTACGGAACGCTCTTTTTGTTCAAGCGCAAGCTGTAGCGGGTGTAAGGTTCCGCGTCTGGCAATTCCATTGTTTCAGTGTCGGCGTGGGCAATAAAGATAATATGCATACCCTTCTTGGTGTTGAGAACGCCGCAAGCCTTTCTAACAGAGCTGTGCAGTGCCGCAACAGCGCTTAAGCCCGCGCCGTATCCGCCAAGAGCCTGGTTAATTGATTTAGGTTTCTTGGGGTCATTTGCAACAATATGCTCGACAAACATTCTATCGAGCGCTGTTACTGAATCGATAATAAGAGTTTTATAGTCGTGGTCTTCTCGAATCAATTGCATTAATTGACCCTTTAGATCCTCGACAGCGTCAGCACCGGACAACAAAGGGAACGCGTCCGGCTTGGTTGCTTCGGGGATAGACTGTAAACCGTCCTCGGCTCTTATTACAATAGGACTTGGGAAACTACAAGCAAGAACAGTTTTTCCCATTCCCGAGTCGCCGCACACTGTACCTACTAGCGAACGGTTTGCTGGTTTTGATACGCCTTCTAATGCCATGATTTATCACTCCTTATTTGTGATTGATTTGTTGTAACTGTTGCCAACGATACTGAGTGCAGGTACTATTGTCAACACTTTAATGTTACTAACCAAAAACGAGGACTTAACAATGCCAGAAATTAGACCGATGTCTTTAACACAATTAAGCGAGAAGCTCACAGACGCAAAGCTGAAAACGCTTGCGGCTAAAACCGGATTACACTACAACACTCTGCGGAAAATACGAGACGATCCAAACGCAAATCCAACGCTCAACGTAATGAAAGCGCTTTCGGAATTCTTTAGAAAAGGATAGCAATAATGTTGTACAGGGATTTTTTAGAATCTGGATACAAGATTTTCGGGCTTTATGGCGCAACAAAAAAAGGCTGCAATTGTGGATGGGAGGATTGCGCGGCATTGTTCAAGCATCCGGTTGCAGCAAACTGGCAGCATACGCCGAACTGGTCAGAAGATCAGCTAGAGGTTATGGAACTAACCGGCCAGCTTACAACGGGCTATGGTGTTTTGGTTCAAGGGCTGCTTGTTGTCGATGTTGATTCAAAAAACGGCGGCGTACCATCTTATGAAAAATTGCTAGAAAAAATACCGGCGCTTGCGGGCGCTGGCATGATAGTTAATACAGGATCAGGCAAGGGCTCTAAACACCTTTATTTTAAAGCGCCGACGATGGCGCTTAAGCAAACCCACGCCGAATACCCTGGTATCGATTTTAAATCTAGCGGCTACGTTGTTGGACCGGGCTCGATGCACGTCAGTGGTAATAAATATGAGTGTGTGTTGGGCGGGCCAGATGAAATAAGCGAAGCGCCACAGGAATTGCTTGACCTTTTAGAAAAGCCAGAAATCCACCGCGCCGAATACAACGGCGAAC